CTCTAGTGCCATCAGCTTTCCCGCCTGCACTTATTGTTTGTACCTGTAAAACTGCTGAACCCACCAACAAACCTAGTTTTTAACAGACATATTATCTGAGCAGTTGATTCCTTACGCTTGGTTGAATAAAAATTTGCCACCCATGACCGGAAACGTCAATTCTGTTTCCAGATCACGTAGTCGACCACCTTGGAAGTATCGCTAAACGATCACGTGCCCGGGGTTGTCAATTGGTGAACGGGTTAATTTATATTCAATTGGGTGTCAACATAATTCAGTCATTTAACGACATATCACGAGTTGATACCGGATACCGGTATTTACGATGATAATAGCAGAATTAACATGCGCGAGGGAGACCCAATCTAGTTCGTTCGCACAAATAATATCAGTTTACATTTGGCCCTCCGAGTGTTTTCGCATGTCGCACTTTAGTATTTAGTGTGTATTCAACCGCCCACCCGGTAGGACGCGTTTGGCTCTGTGCGATACTAAACAATAAATAGTGGTAAACAAAGGGCGAACTTTGGATTATGAGTGAATTACCAGGAGCTGCTGAGTCAGAATCACCAGAGATCTCTGGACCTATGGATAGTATTCTTCATATGGCTGACCAATTGAACTTAGCAGACTATCCGGTTGTCGTCCAATCCATTTCGACTGATGGCAACGAAAACCCTAGCGCTCCGGTAAATATGTTGAACCTATGGAACCACGAGTTCCGAGCCACCTTTTTGAATGGGAAGCACGTAGATATCGAATACAACTTCGATGCCAAGAGGAAGGAAGAAGACCGGGTCCTCATCAACATGAATGACCTACGACCGATTTTCGGTGGAAAACTACCTCCAACGAAGGACCAATTCGCAAGTATATTCGAGCTTTACGAATTTGTCAAGGAGGAGGTTCAGCTGGATGAATGTTCGGACTACCAACATGCCGCCTGCCCATGCAACCTAGAGTGCGCGGGAGAAGAGTTCTACGGAGCCTCTGAGAAGCCGGTGGTGGACGAGTGTGAAAACAAACATTTCCATCACTACTGCTGGGAGCACATTCTTTCGTGGTTGATAAATTACCTCTACACCACGATTCTCTTATTGGAATCAGAAGAGCTCTTCAAGGAGGAGATAGCCGAACAGTACGCCCGTTTTCCAGAAGACATTCCTTATTTCCAAACCGGGAAACGTGCAACCCCTGAATTTTTTCTCAAGTGTGCACACGAAATTGATATGGCTATTTACGAAGACGAAGGCGCCCCTAACCAAATACACATCCGAAACCGAAACAAACGTGCTGGCTGATCGTCGACGGTGCACTCAAAGCACCTAGGAATAAAGTTTAATATAGATTATAGTTTATACATGTAGCTTTTTTGTAACTCACAATAAATTATGATGTTTCGATCACATGTACTTGCTTTTTACGCCTTCGTTTGTTTACATTCCTCGAAGTTGTTTGCTCGCCCCACCTGTGGTTTGGGGTTTGTACGTCATCGAAAAGCAAACCATTAAAAGCTAAAATTGGATTAATGTTTCTGTGAAGCTATGCTCATCAAGATATTTACACCTGGTTATGTTTAACGACGTTTGTCATTATCCATATTTCCTAAAGTGTGACAAACACTCTATCGTCTGTGATACACTTGGGCACTTGTCGAGTATAAGTGAAGTATTGTGACGGACGCTACCGTAGCATACATGGTAGGTAGTTCCTACAGCTACTACTCCATGTTAACGTCATAGCGTCTATCCACCACACGCTCCCGTGCATCGATAATGCTTGTATGAAAAGTTTAAGTCCTTAATCTTGACTCATCGAACACAAATAATCTAGAGTTGACCATCAGGGTCAGGCGGATCTCCGGTCTGAAGGAATCACGCACTAGGCATCGAGCATCATGTGGTTTGATAAAACTATTTATCATAAGCCATAGCTTATCAATTGCTATTTTTAGACTTATTAGATAGCTATGTAATTAACATTGCGTCTTATCAGTATAAATGAACTTGGGAATAACAAGTATAATCAAAGGTTCTTATCAGGCGTTCCCTCTATTTGTTTTTTTGACACCTGAACAAATACTATTGTTTTCATAATGCAATAACAAACTGTTGCAAAGCGGTGACGTCACGAACAAAGGATCGACAACACGAGCTGAATCAACACCCAGTGAAGAATAGCCCAAGCTTCTCGCGTGGTGGAATGGAACCCCAGTTCTATCAAAGTGCTGGACAAACAGTGTGTAGCGTGGAATGGTTTGCCCCGGCTGCACCCGACGGTGCTACACCGTATGATTTCAAAGTCGTGGAAATACTTGATAACGATTACTGTCGGCATTGTGCTGCACAGCCTATTGATAGACACAACACTGCAAACTCGAAGCCGCGCAGACACCTTAAAACCATCATTCGCCGTTTCAATCGTCATACACGTGGTGCAGGTTGAACCCGTGATAGGCGAACGTCTGCAATACGAAGCCATCGTTGTTACAGAAGCATAGGCTTCGCAACGTTATCGGGAAGGCTCCTCACAATCCTTCAGGCTCTTGAGCAGCGAACAGCTTTGTTTCAGCTTTGTACTTGGACATAGAACTGATGAGATGGGAATGTTACTATGACATTGAGAAACGGTGATTTGTATAATCGTCTTTCTGGGGTCGAAGCGATAAGTGACCTTCCGATAAGATAGTCAGCCGCAGTACGTATAGAATGAATACCCGGTAGTGCATATCTTACTTCTCGACGTAGAACGTGCGATTTTGTTATGCGTGCGGCTAGTGGGAGCAAAAATCACACAATGGAAGCTTTACCGCCACTGGCATCTTTTACGTCGAAGCAAATTGTTCTACCATTGGAAATCATTTTCTACATGACCAAGTTCTTGAAATTCGAAGACATCCAGAGTTTTATACAATCGCTGTGGCCCACTAGCCACGACAGCGATATTGTTCGGGGAATATTATGGCAACTGACCACCCACAAGTGCACAACTTGGTTCATTAACGGGAAACAATTGACGATCGTATATAACTTCAATCCATCAAGAGTACAAGAAGAACGCGTTCTTGTCAATGTAAACTCTTTATTGCCTGTATTCGGTGACATCACGCCAGCAGTCGAATTCACAAGCCTGACAGAGGTGCAAAACTTTGTGAGGATGCACGTTCATGCAGACATGTGTTCGAACTGTGAACACGCCTCTTGCCCGTGCCATCTGGGAAACGTCGAACGTCACGGTCATTACCCACCGTTCCGAGACCAATCAACGGACATTTGCAATTATAATCACTTCCATCATTACTGCTCGCAACATGTTTGGCACTGGTTGGCCTTCGTCCTAGGTTTTTTGGTTCCACTCCGGCGAACGGGCGAGTCTATAGATGACGACAGCGTTAAAGGCTACCTGCATTTCCTACGTCATGAAGTTTCTTTTGAAGGGTGGAATGTGGTGCATCTTGGAGATTCACTGGTTCTCAGAACTGCTGTGATGTAACAATTAGTAGTCGTAAGTAGGTTTCTGGCAGTGTAACTAATGCATGTAGATGATTTACATTGTGTTTGAAGAACGCTGACACAAAATTGAATGTACAATAAAATGTATGCAGGTGACCTATTTGTATGGCCTGGTGAACTGAAGTTTCAATTTGTGTAAAGTCGGAGGCATAAAGAGTTGAGCTGGTTCTCTTGCCACGTTACAAAGGTTGAAAATAAGTTTTGATTTATTATTGTTACTTCAAGATAACACGACAGTTCGAACCGCTAATGGCGTGACATCCTCAGTAAGATTTTATTGGTTAACCGCAGTCATTGCGATAACAAGACTGAGTGATAACACTTTGAATATGAAACTGCAAGACTGGTGGCGATAAGGTCATAGTCTTGACTTCAGTGATACAGCTCGGACACATCCGGAGAACATTAATCTTGTTCAGTGCAACATTTAACACTCGCCGCATACCGCTGAATCGTGATGGATCCTCAAGAATGTGTTCAAGCTGCGCCACCTCAAGATACACCGCCACAGCCTGTAACTAAGAAACAAATTGATTTACCGCTGGATATTATTCTTCACATGGCGGACTACCTGACATTCGATGATTTTCGGAATTTCATTCGGTTTCTTTGGCCCAAAAATGATGAAAATCACCTGGTCCGAGCAAAACTATGGCGACTATCTACTCACAAGTACACCATAAGTTTCATTAACGGAAAACAATTGGAAATCGAGTACAACTTTGATAGGTTGAGGGCCACAGAAGAACGCATTCTCATTAACGTGAACAGCTTGCTGCCTGTATTCGGAGGGATCGCCTCTGCAGCACTGGATGAGTTCACAAACATACCGAAACTATGCAAGTTTCTCAGAATGGATGTTCACTTGAATACGTGTTCAAAATATCAACATGCCTCATGTCCCTGTCACCTGATAAACATGGAGAATGTAGGTGATAGAGTGTTCAGGGAGCCTTCAGTGGATTCGTGCAAATACCGTCACTTCCATCACTTCTGTTCGCTACACGTCACTTACTGGTTGAAATATTTCTTGTATTCTTCGATTATGCGCCGACAAGGTTGCTGGTATTTCGAAGAGGGTACCCCCAAAAGCTTCCTACTCTTTCCAGACAATACGGTTTCCTTTCGTGACCTGGACAGGCAGCTGCAGCATCTACTATTCAATCCAGTGCTTTATTAGAACACGATGTAAATATTTACGCTATAAGAGCAACATAACTTATGTCAACTGCTTGTAGATTTGTAATAAATCATAGTTCTCAATGTGTGTACTTTTTTTTCGTACAGACCTATTCCTGCTAAATCACAGAGAGTGTTTCAAATTAGTAGATAAGGGAAAAAACAGACGCTCTGCCCGATAACATTCGGTACATCTGCTGGGACTGTAGCGTGATTCAGAATATTGAGTTCGCTCTGGGAATAGCAACAGCTCTCTCACGATGCCGTCACCAACTCAATTCATTTTTCTACCTATCGATATTCATCTCCGTTACGGAAACAGCACATGGTGTCCGTAGCTGCACGATACAACGACTTGCACCAACCGTCCAATTGTTTCAGCACCTTAACGTTGCCTTTGGGTATTGATGGAGCACATGACCATTCAACAGCAACGGCACCGTACAATGAGAAGCAACAAGTGTTGTCGCTGGCTTAGTCACGTATCTTGACCATCTTATGTAGCAGCACGATCATAAGCGCAGTTATGCATATCATTATCGTCCTGATAAACAACAGGTTTGTCTTAGAGCGCTTTCTAACTCTACGTTGCGACATAGTCCATGCTTAAGTAGAACAACAACTAACGGCCATGGCA